TGCTCCGTGGCAGTAAACGCGCTGCCCATCAAACGCCCGGCGGCGATCACGCTGTACCCCGAAACCGTGGACGGCAGACCGTACGTCAACTGCATGCCGTACGCATCCTGCTCGGTGCTGCGCTGGATGGCGTACGACGTCCCGGCGAACTACGGCAAGACGATCCGCACGGCGACCGGCGTCCCGGTCAACGACCACTTGGGACACCCGCAGGGCATCAACTTTCCGGAGTTGGTTAGCGGATTGACAGCGCTATTCCCGACTGCCCCGATCGAGCACGGCGCTCCGTTCGACGCACAGGGCATCACGGACCTGCTCCCGCAACCCGGCAAGAAGAACCGGAACCACGCGGTGTTCGCTGTCGCGGTGCCCCACATGACCGATCTGTCCGACCATCTGCGGCGCTGGTGCGGCATGTCGTACAAGGACGGCCACGCGTTCGCCCTAGGCGGCAAGCAGATCGCCCCGGACGGCATCGTCCAGTGGTGGTGGATGGACATGATGGCAGACACGTCTAAGGGATTCGCGGGCGAGTGGGTCAATGTGGACGACGTGTACCCGGCGTTGGAGAAGGCGTCGTCCGGCTTGATCAAGTGCGTGTACGGCGTGAAGGGCTCCGCGATCCCGTGAATGAGGACCTGTCGCTGCTGTTGCTCCGGGCGCATCTCGGTCTGTTGATCGTGCGGCTACGGGACGACCGGGCGATGACGTGGCAACCCGAGCCCCCGGGTCTAGTCGAGCGGATCAAGCGGCGGCTCCGGTGAGCGACGACGATCTCCCGTGGGGGCCGAAGGAGCGGGCCATCATCGAGGCTCTGCGGGGTGGTTGTACCCGGGAAGCGGCGGCGGGTTACGCTGGCATCCATCGAATCACGCTGTGGAAGATGACGCAGCGATCGGCAACGTTCGACAACGCCTGTAAAGAAGCGGAAGACTACGCAGAGGCCGTGGCCATCGGGTACATTCGAAACGCCATGCCGAAAGAGTGGCAAGCGGCGGCGTGGTGGTTGGAGCGGCGGCATCCGGACAAGTACGGGCGTCGGGTCGCCATCGATATTTCGCTCCGGGACGAGGCCACCCGGCTCGCGGCGCAGTACGGGCTCGACCCGGAGGCGCTGCTCGCGGAGGCCGAGTCGCTGGTACAGGGCAAACAAGGCGAGTAGTTGCCTAGCCCGCTTGCCAAGGTAAACCCGGAGGCCGCACACCGGGCGCTGGTCATCACGGCGTTGGCCATGGCCGCTCGACGGTCGCACATCGAGGCGGGTTGGACCGCGCTGCCGTACCAAGAGCCCCCGCCCGGCGACTGGACGACGTGGTTGCTGCTCGGAGGCCGTGGGGCCGGGAAGACCGCTGCCGGGGCGAACGCGATGGACAAACACGCCCGGGGCGAGCCGTGCCTCAAAGGAAAGACGCCACACCGCATGGCCGTTGTCGCTCCGACTGGCGATGACGTGGTGGACACGTGCATCAACGGGGAGACGGGTCTGTTGTCGCTCAACCCGGAGGTCAAGTACCGCCCGGGCTCGCGGCTGTATTCCGAGTTGACGTGGCCTAACGGCGCAGTGGCGAACGGGTTCGGGTGCTTCGGGCCGGAGGATGTCGAGCGGTTCCGTGGTCCGCAGCACTGTTTCATTTGGTGGGACGAGTTCGCGGCAAGCAGGAAACTCGACGAGGCGTGGCAGATGCTCGATCTCGGGCTCCGGCTTGGACCGCATCCCAGGCGCGTTTTGACCACGACACCCAAGCCCCGTAAGCGATTGAAGTTGCTGCTCAAAGACGCGACCTGTACCGTCACCAAGGCGGCGACCGACGACAACCCAAATCTCCCGGTGGAGCGGCGCGAATCGTTCTACAAGACGTACGGCGGGACGGCACTCGGGCGGCAGGAGTTGAACGCCGAGATCATGGAGGACCTAGAGGGCGCACTGTGGACGCGGGCGTCGATCGAGGACTCCCGGCGGGACGTAGCCCCGGAGTTGGTCCGGATCGTGGTCGCCATCGACCCGGCGGTTACCAGCGAAGAGGACAGCGACGAGTCGGGCATCATCGTCGCCGGGATCGACGCTCTGGACGAGGCGTACGTTCTGGACGACAAGTCCGCCCGGGTCAAACCGATCGCGTGGGCGAGGCGGGCAATCGGGGCATACAAGGACCGCAACGCAGACCGGGTCATCGGCGAGGTCAACAACGGCGGCGACCTCGTGGAGGCGACACTGCGCATGGTCGATCGGGACGTGTCGTACAAGGCGGTCCACGCATCCCGGGGCAAGCGAGCCCGGGCCGAACCCGTCGCGGCGTTGTACGAGCAGGGCCGGGTGCATCACGTCGGTACGTTCCCGGAGTTGGAGGACCAGATGTGCTCCTTCATGCCGGGGGACGCGAAGTCGCCGGACCGGATGGACGCTCTCGTGTGGGCGCTGTCAGAACTACTAGTCACACAGGGGGCCGGTGTGTTAGACTACTACCGAGCAGCAGCAGCCGCGAAAGAGGAATAGACGTATGTCAGGTGAGACAGGGTTCTACCGCAAGGACGCGGCCACGGGGATGACCGAGGCGGGCGTGTTCGCCCGGGGCAAGCAGAAGGTCAACCGGTCGCAGGAGACGCAGACGCTAACGGCAGATCAGTCGGGCGAGCGATTCGTCGGCGTGGTCGATGCCGTGTTCACCCTCCCGGACGTAGCACTGGCGAACGACGGGGTGTGGTACGACTTCGAGTGCGGCGTTCCCTCGTCGGGCACGGGCCTGTCGGTGTCGCCGGACGCGAGCGACTTCATCCGGGGCAACGGGCTCACCGCGACGGCGGACAAGGACCTCATCAACTCGGGCGCGTCTGACCGCATCGGCGACATGGTCCGCGTCCAGTCCAACGGCGTCGATGGTTGGATGATCACCGCCATCATCGGCACTTGGGCGAAGCAGTCATGAGCGTACTGCCGAAGGGCAGCGACCCGCTATCGGCTGACGAGATCGCGGCGCTGCTGGTCGATACGGGTCTGTCCGCCCCTGAGAACCTGACGGCGCTGTCCGACCGGGTGGCAGGGGAGGCGACCCTCTCGGACTCCGACCCGGCGGACGTGGCATCTGGCGTCAAGACGCCGGGCGAAGCGACGGACGTGTCCCGGAGCGACCACGCCCACGATCTCGATCTGTCCGGGTTCGTTGCTCCCGCCGACGCGGGCATCGCCCTCGAAACAGACGCGGATTTCGCAAGCAGTGTGAGTGGCAACTTCACCGTCACAGCCGCTGCCGTCCAGATCGCCGAGACAGGCGGCGGGTGGAGCATCGGCGGCTCAGGCTCAGGCTCGGTGTACGACGGTGACGGGCTCGCCCCGGCGGACCGGGCGGCTATCCCGACGCAGGTCACCACGGTGTCGGTCGCCGATTTCAACGCGCTGCGGACGTCGCTTATCGCGTTCGGTCTGATCCTCGACGGCGATTGAGTGGGAGTCCGGGAGAGGCTCGCTAAGGCGCTCGCCCCGTCGTCGTTTGCTCCGCCCGGCGCACTTATGCCGGGCGGGTTCGGGGAGGCGGCGCGGGTTACCGACCTGTCCGAACTGACGGCGGCGCTCGGCGGGCCGAACGTCGTGTCGTCGCTTGGTCCCGGACTGCCCATCGGACCACAGCACCCGGAAGAGGTCGAGCCCCGGCGGTGGGACTACCCCGTCGGGTACAATGTCCAAACCCGTCCCCGGGGCTACGAGCCCATCACGTTCGCCACACTCGACGCGTTGGGCCGCAACTACGATGTAGCCAATCTCGCCCGGGAGAAGCGGATCGACGACTTTCGCCGCTTGGAGTGGGTCATCCGCCCGCGCAAGGTCGAGGGTGAGAAGCGCGCAGACCGTCTGACCCGGCAAGAGCGACTGGCCGAACCCGCGAACAAGTTGACCGGTTTCTTCGAGTCCCCGGATCAGGAGCGGCAGTGGGGCTCGTGGATTTACGCCTACCTTGACCAAGTGTTTATGTACGACACGCCGACGCTGTATCTGCGCTTCACCAAGGGCGGCGACCTGTACGGTGTCGAAGTCATCGACGGCACGACGATCCTCCCGCTGATCGACCTGTGGGGGCGCATCCCGCAACCGCCGATGGCCGCGTACCGGCAGATCATCAAGGGCATGCCGTGGACGTTCTTCCAGCGGCTCGTCACGGCGGACAACAACACCGCGTTCTCCACCACGCAGATGTCGTATGACCCGTTCTGGACGTACGCTGGCTCGCCCTACGGACACCCGCCGACAGAGCGTATCCTGCTCGCGACGAACCGGGCGCTCCGCCGACAGACGCTCGACATGGCGTACTTCACCGACGGGTCTATCCCGGCGTCCACGCTGTATGCGGTCCCGGAGTCGTGGGGCAACCAGCAGATCGCCGAGTTGCAGAAGGTGTTCGACGGTATCCTCGCGGGTAACGACGCACAGCGGCAGTCGCTCCGGTTCGTCCCGGGCGGGCAGGGCTCGCAACTCATGCAGATCAACCCCGAGCCCAAGCCCGAAGTCGAAGAGTGGTTGATGATGGTCGCGTGTGGCGCGTACGGCGTCAGCCCGATGGAACTCGGGTTCACGATCAAGTCGTCCGGACTCGGCGGGAAGGGCTTCGCCGACAACCAAGCCAAGACGTCCGACGAGCGGAACGAGGCGCTCGTGCGTCACGTGGAGGGTGTGCTCAACAAGATCATCGCCGGGCCGTTGAAGCAGCCCGAGTTGGAGATCGGGTTCCCGGAGATGGAAGAGGCCGAAGACAGCCTCACCCAGGCGCAGCGCGCTTTCCAGTATTGGCAGATGGGCGTCATGTCCAGCGACTACATCGCGGAAGACATCCTCGACATCGATCCTCCGGGGCTCGGTCCAACCGTCGTGTCGGGCCAGTCGGTCGTACCGGTGTCCGAGATCACGAATCCGACGCCCGCACCCATGGTCCTGCCTCCGGGGGTCGTCCCCCCCGACGCTCAACCCCGGGGGCAGGATCAGACCCAGATCGACGCGGGCAAGCCTAGCGCGACACCGGACGGGCCGAGTGCCATGCCGGGCCAGTCGCAGGTGAACAAGGCGCGGCTCGATCGGCTCATCCTCCGCTCGCTCGAACGGCAATACCCCACCGAGTTGCTCGGTTGGGTCAAGGACGCGGCGTGGCGCTACGACCCACACGTGCTACTGTCGGGGATTGACATGGCACGACGTCCGGGCGGGCGGGACATGCAGAACGTGGACAGGATCGAGGACGAGATCGACGAGTCGGACCTCGTCGTGCCGATCGTGCTCGTCCAAGTCCCCGGGGCGAACAAGTACAAGATCGCGGACGGCTGGCATCGCTCGCTCGCGGCGCGACACGCGGGCAAGGAGTTCATCCCGGCGTACATCGGGCAGGTGGCCGACGCGACCGGGCCGTGGGATCGCGAGATGCAGTCGTTGCAGTACCGCAAGGCGATTCACACCGAGTTGGCCAAGTGGCAGCGCAAGTCGCTCGCGGCACTGCGGGCGGGCAAGTCGCCGGACGTCCGGTTCGAGTCGGAGTTCGACCTGCCCGGTGTCGAGTTGGCCAAGGCCGCGAACGCCGAAGAGGTCCGGGAAGCGTTCGCGAAAGCGGGTGCATCCGCCATCCCTTTCGTCGAGTCAAGGCTTCATCCGTCCGGGCTTTACGAGCGCTCATAGCCCAACGAGCCCGGCAACAGGCTCAGGACCTCGCAGCGGCGATCAACAGTTCGGGCCACTTCGACTACGTGTGGGGACGGGCCGACGACGCATGGTTTGAGCAGTTCCGGGACGCACTGGCCACCGTGTTCGATGCGGCGTTCCAAGGACGGGTGCGACCGAAGGCCGAGAAGGCGTCGTTTGCTCAGACCGGCTTGATGTGGCAGCGGGCGGACGTCCGTTCCCAGGCTTGGTCGCTGGCCAATCCGCAAGCGTACGACTACGTCATGGCGCGGGGGGCGGCGCTGGTTACCGGGATCGACGACACGACACGCGACCGGCTGAACTCGTTTATCGCCCGGACGGTGGACGGTCCCGGGTTCGACACGTACACGTCTGCGGCATTCCGCTCGGACATCGCCGCCTACGTGACGCAGACGTACGAGGGCCGGGCCGACACGATTGCCCGGACCGAGTCTGCGCTCGCGGCGAATGCGGGCAACCTCGCGGCGTACCGGGCGAACGACACGCACTATGTCATGGTCCACGACGGGACCGACTACGACGACGAGTGCGCGGCGGCGGACGGGCAGATTTGGACGGTGGACGACGCCGACGCGAACAGCATCGAGCACCCGAACTGTGGGCGGTCGTTCGACGAGATGGCGGACGAAGACGTTGATCCGTCGGAGGTTGACAGCCCGGACAGCGTGACGCCGGACGAGGCACCCGGGCCGGAAGAGGCACCGCCCGAACCAGCACCCGAAGAGGCACCGCCCGCCCCGGTGTACGAGCCGCTATCGCTGGACAACCTCGCAAATCAGGTCCTGAACTTTGACCGGATGAAGGTGGACGACCAGCAGGGTATCGTCGATGCAGTGAACGGGGTCAACCAGAAACTGTTCGACATGGGCATCAAACCGCCATCGCTGGAAAGCATCAACGTCGAGACGCAGAACGTCGTCGGCAAGGGCACGTACGCCTACGTGAACGGGGGGTACAGTGCCACGGCGCAATCGAGGATGACGCTCGGCAACGGCTGGTTCGGCAAGTTCAGCGGTAGCAAGTTGGAGACGCAGTGGGCGCGGGACGTCCGCAGCGGATGGCACTCTGACCTGCCCGGGCTGACTCCCCGGCAGTCGATCTTCGTCCACGAGTACGGCCACGTCATGGACAGGTGGCTCGATCCGTACGGCGGGTTTACGTTCCTTGGGGATCGCGTCTCGGTCGCCACGCGGTATGGCGCTACGAAACTCAGCGAGCGATGGGCGGAGGCTTTCGCGGAGTGGGCATCGGGCATGGACACCCAAGCGGCGCGCGACGTGCAAGCGGTCCTCGAAAAGGAGGCCACGGGCGGCATACGGCGAATGGCGCTCACGCCTTGACCCGTCTGTTAGGGTGAGAGCATGACCACGACCATTGCCCCGATGTGCATGTTCTGTGCGCACTTCCACAAAGGGCCGATCACGGCGTCACCGCTGACATGTGACGCGTTCCCGGTGGGCATCCCCGACGACATCCTGTCGAGCGAGTTCGACCACCGACAGCCGCACGAGGGCGATCAAGGAGTCCAGTTCGCCCCGGAGGACGACGACGCGGCGGCGTACGCGCAGGAGGTCTTCGATGCTCCACAGGATTAAGTGTCGGCTCGGCTGGCACACGTGGATGCAGGAAAAGAAGGTGCTCGGCGTCCGGGTCAAGCCCGGCGTGTGGGCTGAGTACCGAACCCGGATGTGCTGGTTCTGCCCCCGGGTCGAAGCAGCCCCGGCGCGGGTGTTCTAC